GAATACTGCAATGTCAATTTTATCACCAACTGCCGGTGTAGACATCAATGCTATAACATTGTAAACACCATAAGGTATTAAATTGTAATCGTTGCCAGGTTCTAGTATTTGATTATTTACATAAACCTTAAGATGCGGAATAGTTGCAGAATCTACAGGCAATGCATCAAGTTGAATAGCTGCATAAGCACCAGCTGGAGTAATTGATCCAATTGGATATGTTGCACTAGTATCTTGTACAATAGATAAAGAGCGACCATCAAAAAACTTAGTTATAAGTTGATATTGTTCAGTTGGCTCAATACCCACCAACCAATTATTCAACTTGATTGTTTCACCATTGGCATTATTTTTAACCAGGTATCCTGTGTTACATGCAATCTTTGATGTGGTGTTTACACCAGACTCGTAAGTAAAGGTATCAGTGTCGTATGAGTTTTCAAATACAATATCGCCAATGTTATTAAAGTTTTGATACTGTAAAGGAAAGCCCAATACAGAATCATTGGTGCCTGTTGCCACAGTTGGATAACTAAAGAATGTTGTTCCACTAAATGTGCTGCTAGGATATACTGTAGTGTCGCTGAAACTGTATCCGTTATTGTCTACTAGATCAAACAGTGGTGCTTGGTTAAACGCTGTTTTTTCTTGACTGCTATGCCAGCTGGTTCCATCAAACCAGAATGTTTTACCAACGTTGGCACCCTGAGAAATTAAAACAGATTGTCCAGCAATAACTGGATCATCCGATGTTTCAATTAATCTTAAGAAATATTGACTATTAATATATTCAATGTCAACTTGCCAAATTTCATTTGCAACGGTGGTATCGTAGTCATTTGCAAAAATAACACGCATACCTTGAGTCAACAATATTCCATCAAGCGTATACGACTGCTGTCCCTCAATGTGAACGAAGGCATCTGTACTATCAAATGTAATTAAATCAACACTATTCTTAGCTTGTGATCCAAAGTTGAATAACTGTAGGTTGGGTTCAAATTCAATGATAGCACGACGGCCGGACATATTAGGCCCGTAGTTGACTGAAGTGTTATTGTATGCGGCTGTGGCATTCAATACATCTTTATGGAACCAACGGTTACTACGGCTCCAGGCATTACGATCCTGGCTAGAGCGATTAATAGTTATATAATCTGTGGTTGTTGCGATTTCTGATGCAAACGATTCAGGTACAATCAATTGATCAACTGGGGCAAGTGCAATACCAGTGCCAACACCATCAACATAATATTGATTGCCTGCATAGGTGCCAGGGACAACTAAGCTATCAAACTGAACTTTAAGTCCATTGGTGAATATCACGCCGTTTGGACTTGTGTAATTGGTTTTACCAAGAATGTCGTTATTAATATCAATTGGTGTTGATACGTTATCTACTAATTTGATTTGTCCTACAAATTCTGGATTACTACTATCTTGATAAAACAAGTAAGCAGCAGGAGCTGTGATCAATGGCACACGTTGATATATGTTATTTTGATTCAACCAGAATTGAGTTGATGCATACGTTTTACCGGATCCAATAAAGATCTTTTGTAATGAAGCTACACCAACGGTTGGACGAATTTGTATTGTATAATCTGATCCTGTGGGTACCAAATTAATTTGCCATACGCCCGGGCGGTTAGCTGTAGGAACAACGCCTGGCATTAGGCCGCCGGCCACTGTCCAGAAACTATCGTCTTGTGCATTGTTAATAAAAATAAATGTTTTATTTTGTAATTGATTAGTAATGCCATCTAGGCCTTCGGGAAAGTTCTTCAGGAAGGTACTTAATAATACGTTTTGTATGTCAGTATAATTAAATGTTACTGCGGCACTAACTGTAGCATTAGTGGGCATACTAACAAAAAAGTCTTGTGCATTTGATTGCGGAACATTAAATTGTATTACGCCAGAGTCTGTGCCGTTGTTACTAACACCATATACTTCTCTGGTATTAATAGTTGCCACGTTGGGATCTACGCCATTAACGCCTTCTTCACTTTGAATCCAGAAGTTAAAGCCAGGTTGGTCAACTATAAATTTATATGTACCCCCACGAGCCAATGTCAATTGCGTATTAGGATGTCCGCCATAGGTACTAAATGTAAAACCACCCACTGCTGTATTTCTTGTAACTGTGTAGTCTGCCAGTAGTGGAGTTGCGCCGGATGTTACTTCAACTGAGTCCGGGCCATTTGGTATCCAGTAGTAATTGTTATAGTTTACAAACTTATCGTAATCAAAATGTCCATCAAAATTATAATAGTCAGATGTAAATAAACGTTGATGATTATCTACTAGTCCGCCATTGTTTGCAATACTTTGTAGTAGGTCAATATATCCACTGTTTAATACCACATTGTTGTTTTTATCTTTAACCACAACACTTGGCTCAAGTTGATAGTTGGCACGCTGAGTACTAAACTCAGGAACATAATTGTCGCCTAGTTTATATGTTGGAGCAAATGTTCGACCAATATATCCACTAACCGGAATGTTAACTGCATCAGTTAATAACTGATCTATAGTTGCGCCAAGGAAGCGTTGGTTGGTTACCGATTTAAAGGTATCTGGTAAAAAATTAAGTGTTGATCTTATTGCCATTAATATGTGCCTACGATAGTGTTGCCAAGATTAAGTTGTGCTGCTGTTACTGCGCTAATAATATCTACGTCATTGACCGTTGCTGCACTTGTAATAATTTCCCAAGGTTCAGCGTTAATCTGGAAGTAGTTACCAAATACCAAGTTGTCGTCTGCTGGCACAATTAACACACTAGCAATAGTAGGAACTAAACTTGTATGTAGGTATGCCGCTAATTCACTAAAATAGAATGTGTCACCAAAGTCCCAGTTTGCAATGTTAAAGTATGCGTTGATCGCAGCAATAACCTGACTCTTAACTTCGTTAGGTGTAATACTAACTGCAGGGTTAATAACAACCTGGAAGCGAGCACGTAAACTAGGATCAGCTTTAGATCCAAAGAGTGGTTTAAATTTAGCAGGATTGTAAATTAAACTATCACTAACTGTTTTAAAATTGTCTAATTTACTATAGGCAATTTCTAAACTACTTGAAGTTGGTGCAACAGGCTCTACTAGAGTACCTGTTAAATCCTGTATCCAATTCATATAGCTTGTTGTGTAGTCTGCTGTTAATACATATAGGTCAATCAAGTTAACCGGTGTAGGATCAACACGATTACGATTTGGGCTATTGTGTTTATACTGGAAATATAGACTGCTACGTGATGTTGCGGTGTTGGCAACTGTAGTATATAAATCAGGATTGTCTGGTGTGCCGGTCATTTGTGTTTGCGGGAACGATACTAAAATTTCATTGCGACTAACATAGCCATCGTTTGCTGTGATGACATCGTATATATCCCAGATAATATCTGTGCCAAGCGGGGTACTATTACCAGGGTGTGAGTTTATCTTTAAGATTTTAATTAAGTCAGCAACAGGAGCACCAATTGTTGAATCATAAACTTTAACAGTTGGATCAAAGTAGAAATTGGTCTCAGATGCACTAGCAAAACTATACTGTAATGTTTTGTATTGAATATTGTATAAGCCGGCATTGTATGTAAACTTCAATAACCAATTGGTACTTGAACCAATTTGACTTGGAGGAATATTGGCCCACACTTGATTTACTTGATCAAAATATAAGCCAAAGTTGACCATTGACTGAATTTGTGTGGCTATAGTTGTAATCACCGATCCAGTTAAATCATTTTTAATTGGAGGAATAATAGAACTTACAATAGATCCGGTTGGTACAACCATGCCAAAGTAGGTTTGTGAATTGCCAACTACGTTAGTAACTGACGAATAGAATGATGTTGCATTTGAATTGGCATTTGTTAGGAACTTTACGCTTGATCCTGTTGTGACATATTTTAAATTGCCACTGGCAACATTGCCCACGTTGATTACGTTACCATTGTAGGTTAAATTACCGTAACTACTTGATGTAGTATTACCTGTTTGCACAAAAGTAACATTACTGTGCGTTGGCGCATAGCGTGGATAATTTGCATAGTAGTAGTTTGTCATTCCGGTAGAACTTAATACAGGAATAACGTCATTATAGATTGCAGAGTAGATATCGTTAGTGGTTAAGAAACTAAATGTTTCTGACCCAGTGATAGCATTGGCATACAATATACCATCGTCGGCAAAAATATTTGTGCTACTAAAACTGCCGGTTGTATCTAGCGTATCAAGATATAGACTTACACCACTACTTGTGCGGTTAACTGCTTTAATTTTTTGTATACTAGTAAAGTTTGTTAATGGAAAGATATTATAATCTTCACCAGTGATCATACGATTCTGTGTATAATAATTTTGCGGTGCGTATGTTTTAATACTTTGTAAACTTTGAGTAGCTGTTGCATTGGTTACAGTATATTGTAAACTAGCCACAACTGTTAGAGTCTGTCCGTTACCATGAGCATCAACATAGGGAATAGCAACTACAACGTTTGATAAATCATCTGGAGTAATAGTGTATGAAAGACCATTGCTTGTGCGGAAGTAAAAATTAAATGCGCCTTGCGGAATGTTGGCAAAAGAGCCGTCACCGAACACTAAACTGACCTGGTCATTGTTTAATGTATTAACTTGGTACAAGTTCTTGTTTGTTGATTGGTTAAAAACAACATTGATACCGGGTAGCGCAGGCACTTGAGTCCATAGTGTTTGCGGAACATTGTTTACGTTTAAGCTATACAACCAGCCATCGGAATTATTAATGTTGTTTGTTGCAACTGTAACAAAGTTGTTTGGAATAGCATTTTGTATTTTAAAGTTGGTGGCCTGCATACTTCCCTGTTTAAAGTACAAGAAGAAGCCAGTGTTATTACTGTTATTACCATTGTTGTCGTTTTGGTAAAGAATGTTAAATTGACCCAAGTTAGTTGGGTCGCGCTCATATATGTAACTTTGACCTAGTGTACTTGCACTAACAGCTTCAAAGTTAACTTTTGTATTCTGAATATTAACACTAAATGGTGCCAGGGGTAATGTATTGCGATTTAAACTAATTGTGTATTCACTAGTTTGTACGCCATTGATAGCCTGTGTGTTACCAGGTTTGCCGATTGCTTGGTTAGTAACCAAGGTAGCATTTAAAATTGTAGTGAACTGCTCTAACCAATTGGTATTGGTTAAATCGTTCCAATAAATGGTAGTATTGGCTAGACTATTGCCGTTACTGTCAGTGATGTTCTCTGTTGTACTGATACTGTTAAATTTAATTAGACCGCTTGCGCTTTGTGTACGGGTCGGATTATAGCTCAACATACGTGCTAATTTTAGAATACTGTCGCGACGTTGCGCTGTATCAATAAAGTTTTCACGTGCGTTTAGATCTGTGCGGAAACTCAAACTTTGACCCAAGAACGCAATCATATCAATCAGTGCCAGGTACTCACTTGATTCTAAGAAGTCATTGAATGTTTCTGGATAATAGGTCTGCAGGTAGTTGATCATTGAGTTACGAAGTGTTTCAAAGTCGTAACTAGTGAAGTCCGCATTAGTAAAGCTCTGATAGACCTTAGTCCAGTCCTGGTTTACTAAAAGATTTGTTTGACGTGTTGTTTGTGCCATATTAATGTTTACCTATATTGTATATTTATCGGCAAAATAATATGGGCAGTTAATTCGTGGTCAAAGTTGATGCATTTTTATTAAAGTTTAGCAGAATAGTGTCTGATTGATTTGACGGGATATACGATAGAGATATTTGAATTTGCAATCCATTGGTTTGCTGTGTAACATTTATACTAGAAACAGTTAATCTAGGATCATAACTAACAATTCGTTTGATATCCGACGTGATAATGTCTTGAGTTGTTTCGTTTAATGGCTCAAACAGCTGATCCCAGATGATTGTGCCAAAATTTGGTTGCATTAGCTTAGATCCTTTACGGATATTAAAGTAATTCATTAAATCTTGTTTGGCCAGTGCATAGTCCGTTAGGCTATAACGTTTTTTGTTAACTAAGGTGCTAAATCCGCGATATACTATTGCCATATTAATATTTACCTACTTAAAACTGTCACAGCATAACGGCCTGCATTAAAGACATTTGTACCGGCGCCAGTATTATTGTAGCGCCATGCCCATGCACCTGTTCCGCTTGTTCGTGATCCAGTGCCAAGTATCCAACATACGTAAAGCATGCCAGCTACTACATCAGCAGTATCATCATGTGTTATTGCTCCCACGTGTGTAGCAGAAACATATAAATCATTTAGATACTGGTATGCTAAATGATCTTGTGCCACAGTGGTTGTTAAGAATCCGTTTAGACTAGTAATATTATAAAAATAGTTTTCGTAAACATTTAATCCTTTGTTTACATACGTTGGGCGCCAGCAATGACGATAGTTTACGCAATCAGTGCCATATGCGGCATTGGATCCAAATGCAATCAGTCCGTATGATTCTAATAGAGCTGGTGTAAATTGATAACGACCAAGTGCGTTGCCTGCGCCAATTAAATTATAATTCCAGTTACTTTGACTGTACCCAATTTGTGCTTGTAAATTTTGTATCTGTGTAGGTGTTAGAATACCAATGGTAGCCCAACTTGGTGCTGCAGAGGTAGTGGCGGCCGCAATACCAAGTAAACTGGTTGGTAGTGCATTAACAATTGGTTGCCCAAGAGAAGCGGCTATTCCTGCATCCATTATCTTTTCCAAGGTTCGTGTGCCGGAGCAATGGTACAAATACTACTGATTGATCCCGACGCTGTCCAGTTTGTGCCATTAAACGAAACATCTGGTAAGCTATTCATAGTTGGCATGGTAGCAGATGGGGGATTGCCTGACCCGCCGCCCAGGTTAATTGATTGGCCGGCTATGGTAGCAGGACCATTGGAGCTCATACTTAGTCCGCCACCGCTTAATAAACTTGCGCCGCCGCCACCAAACAGTTTTATTTGTCCGTTTGTACCTGCAGTCAACGAGCTCAATGCTTGAATATCAATAGTTTGCGGACTACTGATTTTAACACCCTTTGCACCACTAATGTTTACAGTATCATTGCTGTTGATGTTTAATGCTGCATCACTATGTAAATTTAAATCGCCTTTTGTTCTGACATTAAAACCTGTATCTGCAAATATGTTGATTTGTCCGTTGGATCCAAACTCTATCCATTGATTACCACTGGCACTAGCTATGTAAAAAATACCTTCTGTGTCATTCATTAAAATCTGATGACCACCACTTGATCGTAATCTGATTAATCTGTCTACTCCAGAAACATCACCGTCATCCATTACAAAACTATGGCCGCCCTGACGTGCTATAACTGCTTGTTTTGCATTTTCGCCAGGCGCAGCACTAACCTGCGGATTGTTCCCGGTCATTGAACGCCCAGGAGTACTAATACCGTATACATTACTAGGCGATTCACGTAAACTACTAGAACTAATTGCACCGCGTACTAAGTCTTGATCTAATCCCTGTCCAACTAAAATAATATTTTGGTACTCATGTACATAGCGCGGTGTGCTTGTAATTCCATCTGGAGTAAAACTAGATGAATCACCAGTGTATGCTTCTACTACCGGACTAACACTCTTACTGTTAAGTGCAGGAGTTAGTGTGTCTGCTGGATTTGGCGGTAGTGTTTTACTTTTGTCTGAACTGATATTACGAGCTAACCCGGGAACCATATGGTGGCTCATACTATCATAGATACATCCAATCCAATAGCCACGCTTTCTATCCCCTGCAGCAAATACCACTAAAACTTTATTACCAATGTCGGGAGGTACCATCCACATGCCATAACTCTGACCTGTGATAAATTGTGCGTCGGGTGCTGTGTCACTTGAATCTTGCGAGTCTGTGTTATAGGTTGTTCCATAGTATGGACTACAATAGCTTACAGGAATTTGATTGTTTGGGTCTGTTTTTTCTCCACCAAAGTCCGGAATGTACACCATTAACTGGCCCATACGTGTACCAACCACGTGAGAAACTACAACCGCTTCATAGGGGCCAGAGTCTACTGTGGATTCTGTGTTTTTACTATCCGCTTTACTAGCTGGATCTGCGCCCGAGCGTCTAAATTGACCTGTTGCCATTTATTGAATTTTTCCTTTAACCTTCGCCCCATCTAGTGGCGTCGTATGCTGAATCTACTGCGCCAGATGAGTTAAGTGTTGCTTGTCCGTTGTTGCCTGTTGCTGAATTATATAAATCGCTTGCTGCTGTAGCAACTGCGCCTAGTCCAGTATTTACTAGTCCGCCCAATGTTTGCACCGCACTATTGACTAGGCCTTGTGCTAGTTGACTTGTACCAACTGCGCCACGTCCAGTATTTGGAGCTCCGCCGGCAGCAACAAGTGCATCGTTTGATAATCGTATCATACTTAATACTTGTGTAAATGTGCCGCCAGTGAACGTGTTTTTAATTGTTTTTATAATATACTGCCCGCTGAACAAACTAGGTACTGTACCAATTGTTGGTGTCATTAATCCTTTGTTGGTCTGATCTATATCTATATCCACTGGTGTATTAATTGTAACAGATGCAATTAAGTCACCATTGTCCATTTTAATATGTCCATATTGTTGTGCAAAATCTGATTGAGATATTTCTGCCAACCAGTTAGTACTTGTTGTTGGGCTTGGACTATATAGCCAATCGTCCTGTTTAAGTAGCGTAGGATCACCAACAATAGTTAACTCGAGATTCTGCATATCGCCCTGTAATTCACTATATACACTTCTCATCAAGTTCGCTGTTGTTTGTGCAGCCGGATTAGCAATAATGTTCATACCAGTATTATCGCGTTGATCGTTTACAATATTTTTGTATCGCAATGGTGTGAGATTTTGTATTGATCCAAAGTTTGGAATCAAATTTAATGCTCCCATCAGTGCAGAACTTAACGATATTGCGGGCCCACTAGCTAATACAGTATCTAGCCCAGTACTGGCAGTAGGTTGCGTTGCAGCAACAGATGAAGTATACGCATTTACCGCTGTAAAGAATGTTGCGTCAAAGTGAATATTGAGATCTAGGATATCAATGTTGTGTCCAGTGTATATATAGCTGTATGCTTTTGACGTATATGGTCTACTGTCTGTCAATAATGGTGCTGCTGGATGCTTTGCGTCGTATACACTATATTGGTGTATGTTGTAGGTGTATACCTTGGGATATATGTTTCTGATAGAATCAAATACTCCATTGGTTGTTACCCCAGCAGCACTTGTTCCTGCATAGGTAGTCTGAACTACCGTTTTATAAGTGTTTAGTACTTGCGTCATTGACGTTTGTACTTGGTCTGGTGTTGAGCTTTGTAAATCTAATCCAAGCTGTCCTATCAGGTAGTCTGATTGTATTAATACTTTATTAATAATTTCCTGTATTGACGTACCCGATGCAATACTAAAGTTTCCAGTTGACAAGTCAATTGAACTAGCGTTTGGGTTGGCCTGGCTCAGGCTCATTTGTTTGTCATAAACAATTTTACTAGAGGCAATAGACGAGTCTATGTCAAATTTATAACTGTGAGCAGATTCAGCTTTTTTATCAGTTACTTCTTGTTGTAAAAATTTATTCAATTGACTAGTAAATGAATTAGGTAATGTTGCATCAAAAAATTCACCTACTGTTTTTGCGATTACTGTTATATTTTTGGGAATCTTAGCAACTTCGTCTGCGTGTGCTTCGTGTCCTGCGGCAGTAAATGCAAGTGCGTATTCGGCGCCGCGGTTAGATACTTGTATTTTAAATTCTCGAATATTAATCGGAAAACGTTTTCTGTATATGCTGGTTTGGCTTGCAGGTACTTGATTCCCTGCATCGTCGTATCCAACAAAATCTATTTGCAACATATAAGGTTGCTGAAGATAATTTGATTTGCCTGAAGGGTTTAGTACTGTGTCTGCTTTTACTAGCGTGTCTAATAAAGTAACGCCATACGGTTCTGCTATAGTTAATGTACCGTCTGTCATGTTGCTACTTTTACTAGTAGAGTTTAGTCCTACTACAGTATTAAAATCTATTGTTTGAATATTATAGTTTAGGCCCCGTTGCGTTGGCAATCTACGGTCTGGGTATAGTCCACTGTCTTCAGCAATTACATAACTATTTAATAACGGTGTAGTTGTACCTGTACCAGCATCGCCGCTATCAATTAATGCATTGTAATCATTGATGTCTAACCACCATAAACTTGTTGCATAGGTCCAACTAGCATATTGATGCATTGGATTTGGAATCGCAGATCCTGCCACTGGAGCTTTGATAACGCTACCAAGAAGTCCTGCCAATGCTCCACTGAGTGCACCGTTTAATCCGCCGCTTAGGCCACCAGACAATGCCCCGCTTAACGCACCTGCTAATGCGCCGCCAATTGGTCCAGACACCGATCCAGCCAATGCAGTAACTCCGCTGGATAATGCTGAATTTGCTGCACCAGCGATAGGCGCTGTTACACCTGCGGCCACAACACCAGTTAAATCTTGATTAACTTGGTCAGCTGAAAAAATTGGGGTTGGATCTGCCATTGGTTACAATCCTAAGGTTGCTTTTACCACTGACATTGATGGAACATATATAATAGTTGGTGCCACAAAATCAAATAACGGATCTACCAGTGTATTTGGGTTGCGTACTGCAAATAACCACCACAGATTACTATCTTGGTACATATCGTATGCTAACAAATCCGGACGTAGATTGTACGGTGGGTCAATTTGATATAGCGCATCGCTTACGTCCGATGGGAATACAATTCCTTTCCAAATGTCAAGGAACGGTCCCCATACAGGGGTATTACGATAAGGACTAGTTGTTGCGTATGTTGCCATTATAAGAATCCTCCAGGCCCAGCTACTCCGCCATTGCTGGCTTGTTGTGTAGCACCAAATGCACTTCCTGGGTTGCCCGAGCCTGCACTATTAATCAATGCACCTTTGGCAAAATCTTGTAAACTAAATCTCTGGCTCTGTGCCAGGCGACTGTACACAGGTTGAACTGTTAATGTTATTGTGCTGGTTGTTGGTAATCTAGTACTATTCAATACAGGATTGGTTACAAAAGGATTATACGTTACGCCAGGTTCTGGAATATCCATATAATCGCTGTCAGTTGGCATAGCATGATTAAAACTTGTTACCACGCAAGGCACGTTGGGCAAGTAGTATTGACCATATCCGTTTAAGTATACAATCGGTGGCGGATTACCTGCTAGTGGATCTGCACCAAAGAACATTTTTGTCAATGATCTAAAAAAGTAAATTGTTGCCAATAAGTACTGACCTTCATTTACGTTCTGTACTGTAAAGTCGCCTGTGATTGTAATTGGTTGCACTTCTGAGTTATCATAGAAGTACTGGGCATAGTTATTGTGTAGTAATTTTTGTGCAGAATAGTTTGCTACGTGTGTAACTGAGATTGATGGGGTATATGGAAAAATTACACCAACACGGGTTTGTCCTGCTGGGCCAAATAAGCTGTTCATTCCCTGTGCCACTGCGCTGGTTACACCATTATTAGTTTCTGTGCGTAGCGGCGATAGTAAATTATTAGTTGGATCATTGTAGAAGTACTTGCTGTTTGGCGGAAGTGTAATACGCACACGCCAATCATAGTTTGCCTGCGGGTAGTTAACTACCACCTGTGGTCCTACTGTTCTGGAACCGCCGGGATTTGATGTACTATATGCAAACATGTCATTGACATTTTGTCTACTGGCTGTAGGATTGTAACCAACTTGTCCCTCAACTGAATTAAGGACGCTTTGGCCAATCTGAGTTAGTAAACCCTGGCTTTGGTTTACTGCATTATTTAGAGGTTGGTTAGGTAGCACTGGCATACAAGTATTTATCGGCTGTATAATATGCCCATATTATGTTTAGGATACATTTCAAAATTAGGTTGACCTTTGGCAATTAAATATGTTAGTATGTGCTAACTTTAAAGGAATCACCGGATGGCTCGCAATAATTATCTGAATAACAAAGATATTCTCAAAGAAATTCACAAAAGCAAAAACACTTACTGCCACTATACAGACCCATCTGTTGCAGATTATGATATGATTTTGCCAGACGTAAGCAAAATTAATAAAAAGAATATCATGCAAGCACGTAAAGATCGTGCTGTCCGATTGCAAAAATTAGCCCACGAAGCCGCTAGTGCAGATGGTACTAAGCATAAAATGGACGAATTTGAAATTAAATTAAAAGAGATTGCCGATACCGATGTTGTGTTCCGTGTAATGACATGGGACCATATTCCTGTAGACGATGTTAAAAGCCGTAAAGCTGCTGTCAAGGCAATGGAATTAGAAGATGATGGTCCTGCTCGTTCAGAATATGATGACGACGAATTAGATATTGCAGGTAATACCAAATACGTTAAAGTAAATTTTCCACCATTTGAACATTTTCAAGTTACCGAAGATGGTACTCCTGTGCTAGTAGGACGTAGTCACTGGAAAGGTGATTTTGTTGCTGGTGTGTTTAGCCGCGAACACGGTAAAATGACACCAAAACTTGCTCATATGTTTATTAAGCTGTGCGAGCGTTATGCTACACGCTCTAACTGGAGAGGATATACATACAATGATGAGATGCGTAGCCAAGCATTGCTACAACTATCGCAAATTGGACTACAGTTCGACGAGTTTAAGAGCCAGAACCCTTTTGCTTATTATACTGCCGCTATCACTAATAGTTTTACTCGTGTTCTTAACATAGAAAAGCGTAACCAAAACTTACGCGATGATATTTTAGAAATGAATAATTTAACGCCTAGTTACACACGCCAGGGACAAAAGATTAGTTCCACATCGGGTGGCAGCGACGGCGGATACGATGATTGAAGTACCTAGTACTTTTATTACTCTTACCATTATCTGGGTGTAGTAACTTACACTCAGATTTCCCCGAAGCCTGTGTAGTAGGAGTACCTACCAATAAGAACTGTTTTTCCTTAGGTGGCGGCCCAGGCGGTATTAAACTTGGGCCATTTAACATAGTCGATCACCAATTCTAATTGAGCAAAATAAGATTTGAGTTTACTCAATCTTTCCTCTATACTGATTATTATGACAAATCTATTTAAAAAAGCTGCAATCTTTACTGACATACACTTTGGGTTGAAGTCTAATAGTACGCTACACAATGAAGACTGTTTAGCATTTGTAAAATGGGCCACTGCCAAAGCCAAAGAAGAAGGATGCGAAACCTGTTTATTCTTGGGAGATTGGCATAACAATAGAGCAAGTCTTAATATTTTAACCTTAGGCTACAGCCTACGTGCATTAGAGCACCTAAATGAAAACTTTGACAATACTTACTTCATTCCCGGCAATCATGATCTTTATTATCGCGACAAGCGTGACGTACAGTCTGTGGAATGGGCCAAGCACCTCAGCAATATACACATTTGCAACGATTGGACTACTTTCGGGGATGTCACTATTGCTCCGTGGCTGGTTGGAGATGACCACAAGCGACTTAAAAAATTAAAAGGTAAGTACATGTTTGGGCACTTTGAGTTGCCCGGATATTTAATGAATGCCATGGTTGCTATGCCGGACCATGGTGAGATCACCGGAGATGATATGCAAGGGTTTGAGCATGTTTTTTCTGGCCACTTTCACAAACGACAAACCCAGCGCAACGTTACCTATATTGGTAATGCGTTCCCACATAACTATGCCGATGCCGGCGATGATGATAGAGGGTTAACTATTTTAGAATGGGACAAGCCCCCTGTATACCATAGTTGGCCCGATCAACCTATGTATCGTGTGTTCAGCTTAAAGGATGTATTGAATCATACAGAAACTATGCTTAAACCAAATATGCATGTTCGTGTAAACTTAGATGTAGATATTAGCTACGAAGAAGCAACCTTTATTAAAGAAACATTTATTGAAACATACAAGCTGAGAGAGATTACTCTTATTCCAGCCAAGGTAACTGATCTAACCGATTACGAAATAGCTGGTAATATTGAATTCGAGTCAGTCGATCAGATTGTGTATAGTCAGTTAAGCAGTATTGACAGTAACCAGTACAATCCAAATTTATTATTGGATATCTACAGGAATCTATGAGGATTTATACCAACGGATGTTCATTTACTTACGGTGACGAATTACAGTCACCCGATACATCTGCGTGGCCAGTGCTGTTAGGTAATCTATTAGGTGCAACAACTGTCAACGATGGGGTGAGTGGAGGTACAAATTATAGAACTATATACCGCACCATTAAGCAATATCAACATAATTTTGATTTGTACGTTATAGCATGGACCACTAATACCAGATTTACTTTTTATAAGTCAGACAACAATTACGAGATAAACTTTAATCCGGCATTGCAAAACAGCATGTACGGTAATAGCTCATTTTATCATAATTGGGGCGAGACCCTATACAATGTTTGGTACAACGAGCTGTATGCTTTTAAATTATGGCTTCAGCAAATTATACAATTACAATCTTTTATCAAAGCACCATGTCTGATGATCAATACAATGCATAATAATATAGGTAAATGGTTTGCACCTAAGGAGCAGTTTATAGATTCTGTCAGAGAGTTAATCAATTTTAATATCATGACTGACGAACAAATATTTGACGAATACAACGAAATACAGTACTATGTACAACTAATCGACACATCAATGTTTTATAATTGGAATGCGTTTTATATTCAAGATTTATGTAACAAATTTCCGTGTGGACCAAATGGACACATATTAGAAGCTGGTCACACTCACTTGGCAGAATTATTATATAATCACTTATGTTTAAAATAAAAGATTTAACCGTTAAGAACTTTATGAGCGTGGGTAATACTACCCAGGCTGTTAACTTTGACCGGCAAGACTTAACCCTGGTACTAGGTGAAAACTTGGACCTGGGTGGCGACGATTCTGGTGCACGGAATGGCACAGGTAAGACTACTATTATTAATGCCTTAAGTTTTGCACTTTACGGCAATGCTCTTACTAACATTAAGAAAGATAACTTAATCAATAAGACCAATGGTAAAAACATGATGGTTTGTATTGATTTTGAAAAAGACGGAGTTAACTACCGCATTGAACGTGGGCGCAAGCCAAATATAATGAAGTTCTTTGTGGGTGATACAGAAAAAGAAATCACCGATGATGCACAGGGCGATAGTAGAGAAACACAAGCAGAGATAGAACGTATGTTGGGTATGAGCCACGATATGTTCAAGCATATTGTAGCACTAAACACCTACACTGAACCGTTCCTTAGTTTAAGATCAAACGATCAACGTACTATCATTGAACAGTTACTGGGCATTACTTTATTGTCAGAAAAAGCAGATAGTTTAAAAGAGCTAAACAAAAAAACTAAGGATGCTATTACCTCAGAGGAGTTCCGCATTAAGGCCGTAACAGATGCCAACGTTCGTATACAAGAACAGATCGAAGCATTGAAGCGTAGACAAACCCTGTGGAACAACAAGCACGATGAAGAGATTAACAAGACACAAGATGCGATCGAAGAGCTTCAGAAGATCGATATCCAGGCCGAGATTCAGGCACACCAAGCGTTCAAAGCCTGGGATCAGACTCGAAAGGATCTCAATGAATTATCTTCGGCGATTAGCCGTACCAAATTGGACCGTAACCGCGAGGAGAAAACGATTAGCAAGATATCAGCAGAACTTGTTTCGTTGGAAAGTCATACGTGCCATACGTGCGGACAAGAGTTCCATGACGAAAAGCACCAACAGGTCCTGGGATCAAAGCAGAGAGAATTATCAGTGGCACGGGAGAGTGCGGAATCTCATGTTGCCACTTTGGCTGAGTTACAACAAGCTGAGTCTGGGCTGGGCAAACTCGGCACCCGTCCAGTAATGTTCTACGATAAAGAAGCGGATGCTATTCATCATCAAGCCACGGTAGATAATTTAATTAAACAATTAACTGCCAAAGCCGCAGAGTCGGATCCTTATAATGAGCAAATTGCAGAAATGCAAACTACAGCATTAGAAGAAGTTACATATGATGTTATTAACGAGTTATCTAACTTAAAAGATCACCAAGAATTCTTGCTTAAACTGTTAACAAACAAAGATTCGTTTATTCGTAAGCGTATCATTGATCAGAATTTAAGTTATTTAAATGCCAGATTAGGGCAGTACCTGGATCGCATCGGCTTACCACACACAGTTAAGTTTAATAATGATCTGAGTGTAAGCATTACAGAACTGGGACGTGACCTAGACTTTGATAATTTATCCAGAGGCGAGCGCAATAGACTTATCTTATCTCTATCCTGGTCGTTCCGTGATGTATGGGAAAGTTTATATCAACCAATTAACTTATTGTTTATTGACGAGCTAATCGATTCGGGCATGGACAGTAACGGTGTTGAAAATAGTTTAAGTATTCTTAAAAAGATGAGCCGTGAAGCCAACAAGTCAATTTGGTTAGTATCTCACAAAGACGAACTGGCAGGCCGGGTAAACAATACCTTGCATGTTATTAAAGAAAACGGATACACAAGTTATAATACGGACGTAGACATTGTTTAACAGAGATATAAAAGTACTGCACATTGAGCCAACTGATGTTTGTCAGGCGGCCTGTGCCCTTTGCGCTCGTGAGATCGATCCTGCGTTTGATAAAACTATCAAACATCATTTATCTGTTGATCAAATTAAAGAAAAGTTTAGCGAAGACTTTATTCGCGGGCTGGACAAAATGTTTATGTGTGGTAACTACGGTGATCCTGCCGCAGGCAAATACACATTAGAAATTTTTGAATATTTTAGAAGTATCAATCCTGATATTACCTTAGGTATGAATACCAACGGTGGATTACAAAGTATGACCTGGTGGATTAAACTAGCACGATTGCTCAGAAAGCCAAACGATTTTGTTGTGTTCAGTATAGACGGGTTAGAAGATACCAACCACATATACCGCAAAAACGTTAGTTGGGAAGTGCTAGAAGCCAACGTAGCATCATTTATTGCTGCCGGTGGCCCTGCCCACTGGGACATGCTGGTCTACAAACACAATGAACATCAAGTTGATGCTTGCGAAGCACTAGCAAAACGAATGAAGTTCAAATGGTTCCGTGCCAAGGTTAGCAAGCGAGAATATATTAACGGGCTAGAGGAACCAGCCAATTGGCAACGACCAACATACACCCCAGGTAAAATCGATTGTCACGCACTGGCAGAAGCAAGCATTTACATAGATGCACAAGGCAATATTAGTCCTTGTTGCTGGTTAGGCGCAAGGCAACAAGATTTTATCACAGATATTAATCAAGTTGCAATACACTGGGATAACCCAGAATTGGCAGATCCTGTGTGTGTTATCACTTGCACCGCCAAGGCCAATATAACTGTATTTGAAAGTCAATGGCAACGCGAGGTTGAACTATGCTAGCCACGTGGCATTTTCATATTGAAATATCTAGTAAGTGTACTTTACGGTGTACTCGGTGTGCCCGACAAGAAGTCCCAGATAGTTTAGTTAATACTGAGTTAGATTTAGAGTTTTTTAAAAGAAATTTTACATCAGAATTTATTCTTGCTAATGTTGAGAAGATTACGTTCTGCGGCGACGATGGCGATCCTATATATGCACACGATTTAATTGCAGTAATTGAATATATCAAAAGTATTAAACCTGTTGAGATTGTTATTGTTACCAATGGTAGTCATAAGAAAACAGAATGGTGGACAGCACTAGGCAATGTGCTCACAGAAGTAGATACTGTACACTTTAGCGTGGACGGGTATGACAATGCAAGTAACAATTTGTACAGGATAAACAGCGATTTCGTGTCTATTGTCCAAGGTATTGAGGCTCTAAGGGCTACCAGCCGGTGTCGTTTAGTATGGGCCGCTATTGCGTTTAAATTTAACGAAGATCATATAGAATACATGCAGTCTTTAGCAACAAAATTAGGAATGGATGCTTTCCAATTAACTCGTAGTACTAAGTTTGGAAAGATATATCCTAGCTACGGAATTGATGATCCCTTACAACCTAGCGATAGATATGTAAGTAGTTCACACAGGTTTGAAAGAGATGTTGTAGTATTGACCAAGCGCGGACTTAATGCTGAAGTTAAGCAGATCAATTTGGAATTATTTAAGAAGACCCGGCCGCAAGGCGATGTTGTACCTAATGTAGTTCCTTTATGCGAAATTGGTAACAAGGGCTTGTACATAGATGCACAAGGTAGATTGTTTCCTTGTTGTTGGGTAGCTAATCGCTATAGCCACAATACAGAATGGCAGGAAATTGCTGGTCGTTTTAATTTAAACACTAGAACTCTTCAAGATGCTGTAAATGACAAGTTTTGGATTAGAGATTTTAAGCAGTTTGCATGGCAAGAATGCCGTACTAAGTGCACCAGAAATGTAGTAAATCAAGAATATGCAACTTCCTGGTAGAAAGAGATAACTACTATGCATGTCATGGCTTTACGAAACCTCTCTAGTAGAATCTCTTCCCGAAGATTGTGTCGGATTTGTTTATTTGATTACTAATAAACTGTCTGGTAGAAAATATATTGGCAAAAAGCTCGCAAAGTTTAGTAAAACAGCGTATAAAGTAGTTAAGCTGAAGAACGGAACTAAGAAGAAAAAGAAGATTCGTAGCAAGATTGACAGTGACTGGCAAGACTATTATGGTTCTAGCCCGGAACTAACAAAAGATGTAGTTGCATTGGGGGTCGAAAACTTTAGTAGAGAAATACTTTACTATTGTCGATCAAAATCCGAATGTAGTTACATTGAAGCAAGAGAACAATTTGCTCGTAGAGTATTAGAAAGCAACGATTATTATAACGGACACATCCAGGTCCGTGTACATGGCTCACACATTATCAACAAGATTTAATTCAATAGACACAAAGTCTGCTCAGTAGTAACAATCAATATACAGTAGTGACTCGCACAGGTTAATATCATGTGCCTATGACAACCGGATAATAACGGGGACGGAAGTCTTGCCGCTGTAGCAAGCACTTAGCAACTATCCTTAACAGGACGATGATCGGATATGCCTATTAACAACCGGTTTTGCTATTTGAAAAGATTTTAGGAAAGGCTAAAAGAAGGAGTAATACTCCTACGTTATTAAATATGTTCACGTATATTTAATAGCCGCCGTCGTAATAAAGACGCACTTCGAGGTACCGGACGACCGCCTCTGTAATTAGTGTAACGTGATGTGATTGTGCTACTCGGATAATGCTACAATTTTCATTTTGCCCTTTATCGGGCAAAGTGTGACTGATTAATCTGGATAATACTAGAAGACTTACGTATGTCTTAACATTATCTGTTTAATATCTTTAAGAAGAAAACGATTGCTGAATGAAATGAAAGCAATAGATCTGCGAAGTAGATCTTAAATCTGTTAAAAAAATGGAAGGCCGCTCTCTTTAGTAGTTTCCATATTTTTCTTAATAATGTTTCCTATGATTTCTCGTTCTTGAGAACTTAAAGCCATAGCATCATCGTAAGATATACCCCCACGCATATACCAACTCATTCTTAACGCTTCATCTCTAATGGCTCTAGACTCCTTGTCGTAGTTTTCAACTAACTCTACGATAGCGTCATGGTCTAATGTCAGGAGCCGGATGCGAAAAAATTTGCGTAATCAAACAGTAAAGGAATTTGATATTCTTTCTGGCATTCTGCACATGCAGCAGTTTGTGACTTAACTGCACCCTCAACGTTGATTTCGCTAAGTCTAGCTTGTACTTTCTTTACCACATTGCCGTTGGCATTGTTGTAGAATTCTTTAATGAAATCCTTGTCGGTAACTCTTGAGCTGTCTTCTAGTTCGATGTACTCTGTGCTGTCAGCTACAGTATCAATTCCGATTTGTATTAAATGCGACATACTACTAGCAATTTCTTTGATACGTTCTGGGCTGTCCGGTTGCTCTAGTGCTTTTGCCATTCTTTCTTCTTCGAATTGAATAGTGTTTCTGCGATTAACAATAAAGTACGGTTGCGGAATTAGTTTAATTTTTAAATTATCAATTTCAATCTTTTTATTATAGTCTGGGCAAGTAATACCAGCAAGACTAACTTTTAAATCAATGCCATGCTTGTTAGCAGCACCACAATGTGGGCAATTCGTTTCTACATCCATTTCTGTGCCGTAGCTGGCAACACGTATGGCAATTAAAATAGTATCAACATCAATACTAGGCATAGCCCACGCATCTCTAATATTTGGGCAACAACTCTGAATTACTTCAACTACACCGGACCCATTCATAAGTGCGTCTGGGGTGCGTAGTGTAATCTCATCACGAGCAGTCATTGGGTAAATAGGAATCTCCCCGTTAACTGGTAGATCTAAAGACCCGTCTTTCCAGTATTGACCGTTTGACGGCAATTTTATATAGGCCGCAGGTTGTCTAAAAAACTTAGACAACGGGTTAAATTTAGGCACTGGTGCTGTACTACTGTCTGGTGTATTTTCCATGGTTGATTTATCCGATAAATATATTGATACTATTATTTATAGGCAAAAAACGTGGAAGAAAAACTCTTACAACAAATTCTTGAAGAACTGCAAAAAGGCGG